CGTGCGATGTGTTCTTCGGTTATATAAGCGTTGGTGCTTAGTGGTTGTATGTCGTAGTCGGTGCATTGTTCGTCATAACAAACATCGCATAGGCTTTTATCCCAGTCGTAAGTCCTGTCCGTGTTGTCCTCGTTGTTTCCGATTGGGAATAAGTTGTGCTCATCGTGGAAGTCCTCTGTCCCCAGTGGCTTGTCGCAGTAGTGACACTTCTCGCTGAATGTTTTACCCAGTAGTCGCCACTTGATTATTGATAGACGTTGCTGTGCTGTGCTCATGGTTGCCCAGTCCGTCATCTTGAAGTCGTACCACCTATCCATCTTGAGGTCTGACCATTGCTTGATTAGTGTCTTCATGGCAATCACCAACTCGCCTGATAGGTCAAGTGCCAGTCTTCGTTTACTGTCTTAAGTACGCGAGATAGCAACTCAATCGTGTAGTCAATGTCATGCCAGTACCATTCGTCAATCTCGTCCGACCCGAAGAAGAACCCTGCTGTTGGTGAGAGTAGTTTCTCTGCCTTGCTTGGGTCTTGCTTGACTGTCTGACACAGGGTCAAGAGTTCCTGCAACTTGCCTCGGCTCACGTCATACTCACGGCATTCATCTTCGCCGTCTTGCACGTTGCGTACGAACCAGCCGTGAATTTGATTAGCCTTTCTCCAGCAACCAACCTTGACCGCGAGGTTCATGCTTGGTATGTCCTCGCCCTCAACCATGTCATGCGCGTTCATGGTGCTGATGATTTGTGAGAATTGTTCTCGCTCCTCATCGCCTCGCCACTCCGCGTTCCCGATATTTTTATTTGCGTATAGATATTGGTCTAAGCCCATGTCTATTTCCCTTTCGTTGTTGTTATGTTTTACCGTAGTACAAATACTATGTGATGTCAAGTATTGTTTTATATCTTTACATCGTGGGTGTCGCGGACTTGAACCGCGAGGTATGCCTTCCACCCTGCCTGTCTTATGACAGAACGTTTGACCATATCTCCACCCAGTCGCGCACCTTGTCAATGAAGAACAGCAACCACTCCACCGCGTCTTCGGTCATGCCAAGTGTGTTTCCGTTGTCGTCTGTCCCGCCAGTGAACACAACATCGCCCACCATGTAATCGGTGTACGCCCCGAACATCTTGTCCCAGAAGTACTGCGCATATGGATTGTGTGCCTGCTCTAGTAACTTGCCTTCCTCGTTACACCACAGCGTCAAGCGCTCGGTGAGGTCAATCGCCTGCACCAGCCCGCCGACTGCTTGCTGTAATTGCGCGAGGGTGTCGGTGCTGATGTCCAACATGGTCACCTCGCCTGTCGTGGTGATTCGGATTGCGGTTTTCATTTTGTTTCTCCTGTCTTATGTAATGGTTGCACTGAATGGGTTGCACATACATGGTCTGAAAAGAAATCCAGTTTTGCTAGTGCTCGCACGTATTGGGTGTAACCTGTCGGGGTCTGCGCTGGCACTACTCCTCGCTCCAGTTGTGCTACTTGAATTTGCAATGAAAGAATGAGGTCTGACGCTTCCTCTAGTGCCTTGATAGTGAGGCGCTCCAGTATGCGTTGCGTTTTGTCTTCGGTATTCATGTTGTCCCTTCTTCGGTTATTGCTTCGGCGGTGTTGCCTTGTCCCTAGTCCCGATTGAACGGCACGCCCAAGGCGCTAGGGGTTACTGTCTTACGTCCGAGGGTAGCCCCCGTCCACTTCCATCACCCGCACTTTGCTTCCTTCCAGTGTCGCTTGCGTAATCTGAAAGTCTGCTCCGCAGAATTGGCACGTGTGGATTTTATTTGTCACTCGTTGCCATGCCATCGGTTGGTCGGGGTCAGTGCATATGCACATGAAATAACCTTCATCTACTATCCCGTAAATGTTCATGTCTTACGTCCTTACCTGTTCCACCAGTAGTTGTTGATTTTGTTTCTTTGCATGTTCACCAGTTCGCGGGTGCTGTACCTCGGGCGGTTATCGTTCCACCGTTGGAGCATTGCCCCGAGAATGAATGGTGACAACATGACAAGGGCGCCGAGTCCTGTCCATAGAAATTCTTTTATCATGCTACGTACTCCCCCGCACACACTGCCACTGCTCCATCTGTGATAGTTGAGACGACCCAATGCCCGCCCCAGTTGGCACGGCGTAGGTATTCTAGGATTGCTTGCTCGTACTGCTCGGGCATGTCTAGCGCGTAGTTGCGGGCGACTGTAATCCGTTGCGGGTCTTTGCCGTATGTGTTGCCCTCGTAGCGGGCGACTGTAATCCGTCCGCTATTTGGTAGGTACTTCGCGCGGAGTGTCACGCGGTGACTGCTCCTAACGAAACTGCTTTTCGGTATCGCTTCCATGTTTTCCCCTTGTTTGTTGGTGTATTTGCTTATATCTATTTGTATCACACTTGAAGGGCTGACGCAAGTCATGCACCCGCTTTTCTTTGTGTAAGGGTTCCCCCTCGCGGGCGGGTGAGGTCTCGCTCCTCGTGGCGCCTGCGCGCTCCCGCCCTGTCTTACGTCCTAACCAACGTAGATGAATTCGCTATCACACCCCCCGCATAGAATGCCCTTGTCCAATGCTCGGCGCGATGTCCGAATGATGGAGCCACAAGAACACACAGCCTTGAGCCCGTTCTTATCGCGTCCGCGTGAGGTGTCGCCCCCGCCGATAACAAAGCCCCCGCCCGTTCCTGTCCCCGTTCCTGTCTTACGTCCGTACCCCGAGGCTACGCGGATTGACTCCGAGATTTTTTCTATTTGGGCGTTCCACTTCTCCGCACACTCGCGGGTGACCGTTGTCTTAGTCCAGCCCGCCCAATGATTAGGCGCGTATTCTTCAATTAGGAGCCCGAAGAAATACTCGGCTGTCTGCTTGAATTTTTTATTGTGGCGCCCGTTGCTGTCCACGTCTTGAACCCCGCGCACTATGTTTATCGCGTGGGCTACTTCGTGGGCGACTGTCCCGAACACTTCGCGCCCGCCTCGCGCGAGGTTCTCGGCGCTTACCATGATTTCATATTTGCCTAAGTACTTCGTCTCGGTGCCGAGCCCCATCGCAACCGCGAAAGGCGCGTAAGCGTAGTCTTCGTCTATTGCCTCGTATGGTGTCGCCCATGTTGGGCGGGTCGTAATGTGTCCCCATGCGCGGTCATCGCGTTGCGAGATGAAGACTACAGGCGGGAGCACTACCGCGCCCCGCGTCATGTTGCGGACATGTATCGCGAGGTCATCGTAGACGTCATGTAATGCCGAGATGACAGGAGCGAGGGTTCCCTCGCCCGCCTCGGCGGTGAATGTTGCAGTGTTCATGTATTCCCCTTTTGTGTGTGTCTGACCTCGTCAGTGCCCGCGTTACGGACAGACCCCCGAAGGGGTTTCGGTCTATTTTCGGTCTAAGCCCCGCAATGAATAGACACCGCAAGCGTCTATAAATCGGTCACGGTCAAAACGTGGGTTTTCATCGGCGAAAATCTCGGCGAGGTCTTCGGCGATTTCTGCCACGATGTCTGCCCCCCTGTCGTATTGGTATTTCTCCGCGTTTTGGGCTATGCGCTCCGCAATCGCCTCGTAGTCTTTTCTTGTCATATGTGCCCCCTCGGGTCTCGGTGTCGGGGTAATTCCCGACAACATCAAGTATACGCATAGGTATGACACTTGAAAGGGCGGGTAAGCCCTAAGACAGGCAAAAGCCCGTACAAATAAAGGCGCTACAAATTGTCATGAAATTGTAATACAAAACTGAGGAGACGAAGAAGAAAAGTTAGGCACACCTAACAAAACGAACGTATGTTCGCAAGCCGAGCCGAGACAACACACAGCCGAACAAGTGTTCGCAATGCCACCACAAAATGAGAATGGTTCTCACTCTCACAGTAGGCGAGCCGCCGTGCTAACTACAGCAAGCGGGGTGCTAACTTTTGCAAGCAAGAAGGTAGGTGGGGTGGGGTGCGAACGTGTGTTTGGTGGTGGAATGGTCGCTCTGCGTGATGCGAACAAGTGTTCGTGTGCTGGTCATATATCACGACTGGGCATATGCCGAGGGCGCGCGCGTAGGGATAACTATATAGGTGTTCTGTATGCATGCACATTTGTGGCTGGAAAGTTGGCACGTGATTTAGTGCTAATTAGTGTGGGTGGCTGTGTGGGTTTGGTTGTTGTTTCTGTTGGCAAGTGTTATACAACGGCGTATATTTGAGTTAGAAAAAAACAGAAAAAAAAGAAGCACTGAACGAGGGTGTCAGACGTTAGCAACATTGCTCCTTCTTCTTTGCGAGCAAGCCCAACGGGCGCGCTAGATGGTTTCACTGCCGTTGGCATCACAGTCGAAACAGCATAAGAGTGCCTCCCCCACAGTTCCCGCCCCCGCGGAAGGTCGCCGTGGCTAATTTCAGCCGACACCTTTGTTCGATGAGATGACGTTCATCACGCTGCTTTCCTATTTAGATAATAGAAACCAACCCAGGTTCCCCTGTTTACGCCCCGCACCTTGCAACAGGTGTACAGCCATGCGTGCATCGCTATCTCCCGACAGTGACGACTTGTGAAGTTGAAACAAGACAGTAGCAGTTTATGTTATTCTTTGCAACATGGCAACAAAGAAAAATTCTAAACCGTCAATCGACTGGAACGACAGCCTCGCAGACTTCAAAGACAAAGTTGCCAAAGGTGTATCCAATGTGCCAATCGTTTCACAAAACCTCAAATACTTTAACGCAGCAAAACAAGGTCCAAAAGCAGTAGCCAAAACCGCTGCTGTAGACGTGGCAACAAACGTTGCTGCTGCTGGTGCAGGCAGACTATTAGGAGCAGCATTAGGAGCAGTCACAGGAAAAGTGTCAGGACAAATCGCTGGCAAGGTAGCATTTGAAAAACTTGCACCAAAATCAATGGGTCCTGGTGGAACAGTGTTTAGAACCAACACCCCTATGGGACCAACACTTGCCTCAACCAAAATTATGACCAAGGGTCAGACATCTTCAGCGGCAAAAGGTTTAACCAAGATTGCAGAAAACCGTGCCAACGAAATCGCACCTGCCGTAAGACGAGAAATGTCCGCAGTAACATCACGTGCAGTAAGCAACGTAGCCAAGAACACTGGTATCGCTGCAACGGTTGCAAACAAACCAAGAAACAAAAAAGATACCCGCCGCAAATAAACAGTCTGTATAGACTAAGGGGAACATGGCACAAGGAATCCGCAAGGTTCCAGCAAACGACAAAGCACGTTTCTGGCAAGCAATCCACTCAGGACACACAACGTTAGACGCATGCCGCATCGCAGGCGTACACCCCAACACAGGTTACAACTGGATAAAGAAATCTAAAGTAGCCAAAGCAAACGCCGATGTTGCAGCAATCGAACTCACCAAACACACCCGTCGACAAGGTGGCGTCCAATGGGAAGACGCAATGGACCTTGCTGAAGCAGCAGACCTACCACCAGCCATACCGTTAGACCGTCTCACCCCAGAAGCACGTAGAGGATTAGACGACTTCCAATTCTTTCGTGAACACTACCTGGGACGTGTGTCCGCACCATGGCAAGTAGAAGCCGCGCTAGAAATAGTTATGTCTTTAGACAGTGAAGAAAAAGAATTCATCTGCTTAAACGTCCCACCAGGTGCAGGTAAATCCACCCTGTTTCATGATGTTGCCGTATGGGCAATAGTAAAGAACCGTGCCATCCGTGTACTCATCGGCTCCGCCAACCAAAACCTAGCCAAGATGTACAGCCGCCGAATTCGCGAAACCCTAGAACGCCCCAACCCTATGCTCGCAGACACAGAACTAGCCAAAAAAGGATTAGCCCAAGACGCACTCGGATGCCTCTCCATAGACTACGGGCGTTTCAAACCAGCAGACAAAGGTGCGCTATGGCGTGCTGAAGAATTCATCGTTGAACAACTAGACGGGAACGGGCTAGACAACAAAGAACCAACCGTCCGCGCATATGGTATCGACGCAGAGTTCATTGGTCACCGTGCAGACCTCTGCCTCTTTGACGACGTAGCCTCCACCGAAAACGCCAGAGAATCCACAGCCCGCGACAAACTCCTAGAACGCTGGGACTCAATGGCAGAAGCACGTGTAGACCCAGGCGGCACCTTGGTTGTAGTCGGACAGAGACTCGGCTCAGGAGACC